AAGACATAAGAAAGCACCTAACATAAACAAGGTTAGTAACCAAGCAGTCATCTTTAATTTACTTTTACTTAATCTTTCAAATAACCAAGCCATATTATTTTATATATTTATGTACTAATTCGTCTATCATTAATTTTATCTGATGTATCTCTTTTTCTAATCCTTGTAATTTCTCTATTACATTATCTACTACATTATCTGTAGTTTCTCTCTTTTCATCATGTTTACCTATCATATAATGTAATCTTATTAATCCAAATATATTTAGTGAATTAATCAAGGGAGTTACATGAATAGGGGTATTAAACATAACTACATCATAAGTCTGTACTATTATTAAACAAATTACAGCTATTGCTATCATTGCTTGTTCTAATGAGGATTGTAATTTTATTTTTCTTTTCATATTAGTTTACTCCTAAACACATTCTTTCAAATAAAGTCCTATTAACCATTTGTTCTACTGTTCCTAAAATATCTAATCTTTGCTCAGTATCATACAGATTGTTAAACTGTGTGAAATTAGTGGGTACTTTTTCAGGAATAGTAGATGTAAAATTATAAATAGCAAGTGTTGCATTTGGTTTAAGCCAATAACTTAAATTATCTCTGTAAATACAACTATCAATAGTTCCAATTCCTGCACTATCAGTACAGCCTCCAGGTCTTGTATTAGTATCAGTAATGTTAATAGCTGTACCTGTTGAATACATTTTATTGCCGTATAGTTGATTTCTATTGCCTCCACTAATACTCACTCCACTTCTTCCAGGATTAACGCCAATATGGTATCTTGATATATTATCGCAATTTTCTGTACCTATTTCTCCCCAATAATCTCCACTTATTAGTCCTTCAGGGCTGCCATCTCCTAAGAGTCCAAAAGTTGAATTTGGTCTTACTGTTGTATTTTCTGTTCTTACCCTACAATATTCAAAAATCATTTTAGAGCAGTTGTAATGACTGAACATATCTTCTTGCATATATCCATCTGCATTGTGTGCTACACAATTTGTAGTAATACATCTTCTACAATCCTGCCATTGAATTGCTTGCCCTCTTGCATTTTCTCCTTGTCTTGTTATATTTTTGAATAGGCAGTTTTTAACTATTCCATTTTGGCTTTGTCTGATATACATTCCCCCCAAAAAAGGGGTATCTATGAAAATGGTATCAATAGTAAAATTACTACATCTTTCTATCTGAATAGCTACATCAGTAGCATTTTTAATAATCAATTTTTTGATAGTAAAATTACTGCAATCAACTATTTGAATAGCTTGGTTGGTAGCATATAAACTTCCATCTATCTCTAAATTTTCTACTACAAAATTGCTTGTGTTTCTTATATCTACAACATCAGAAGGTGTAAAACTATAAGTAGCCTGTGTTACTGTTACAAAAGATGATTTAGTATTGATTCTCATATTATTATGTGCTAAGACCAATTAATTCAGGTAAATCTGTTGAGTTTAAAGTGCCTCCTGCTGTAAATGGATTAGGTAATACTGCATATGCTCTATTGACAGTCCAATTCTTAAAAGCATTTGTTCCCATATTGGGGTCAACACCTAATATCATATTCACATTACTATCATCCACAGCACTAACAGAAACCCCTGGTAAACTTGATTGTATTGTAAAAGCATAGTATTTATTCTTTATAAAAGAAAAAGAAGATGTAGGAATTGTTTTTAATATAACTACAGAAGAATCAATCTCTGCACTTAAAAATAAAGGGGTAGTAGGATAAAAAGATGAATCACATTCATAAATTCCTACTCTAAGAAAAGATGAAGCAACTCCTGTAGTTACGTTTATCCTCATTTCAGAAACACCTAAGTCGTTTTCCAAAATAAAAGGATAAGCTCTCATTGCAGTAGTTGGTATTTGAACAGTTTGAAGTGTGTAACTACCTCTACCTACTATTGAATATGCCCTTCCTGTTCTATATACACTTGTATTTACAAATTGACTTGCAAGTACATTTACTTGTTCCCAATAATTTGCTGTAGTATTCCATATTAATTTAACTACATTTCCTTCAGTTACTTGAAAAGAAAGTAATGTAACAGGTCTAATATTACCTGTATTACTAATTGTAAAATTAGCAGATGCTCCCCCAATTAAATATAAAAATGTACTTTGAACAGGTGCTTCTATATTATTTACAGTTGTAGTTCCTGTTATTTCTAATACATTTCCACTAAGACCATCTAAATTAATAGTAGATGCAGAAGGTACAGTATTTCTATTTAATATTATTTGCCTATTAGCATCATATACTAAATCTCCTGCATTATCAAATGTACCTGTAAATGGATTAAATTTATACATTGTTTTATTTATTAACTGTAAATTATAGTATTAACTCTAAAATCTCCTATACCTGCATTTACATAAGTAATAGTTTCTGTTACAGTTTCTACACCTAATGCTGTAGTACCTGTATGTACTATTGATGTAACATTATCTGTAGTTAAATAGTAACCAAAAGTTCTACTGTAAGCAGCAGTTCCTTTTATTCTGTTTAGCTTACTTAAAACATTATTCTCTATATCTATTACATTAACTGCAAGAGGAGTTAGTAATGCTTCTATTTGCTGTAATTCAGTTACAGAATTATTAACAGCAGTAAGTAAAGTATTACCTCCAGCAGCTTCTATCTTTTCTACTAATTTATTAATCCTATCTAAAATTGGTGCTATTTCAAGTGCCATAGTGTTATACTCTGTTAAATCTGTTTAATGAATCTGCTCTTAATATCACATAAGGAAAGAATGTTTCAAAGTCTATACCACCTGTTTGAAACATAGTTATAATCCAATCATATTCCCCTATTACTCCATTTACTCCTACTACTGCATTTTCAGCAGCATAGCTGCCATCTACATTTACTAAAGTATCATTATCAATAAGTAAACTTATTTCATAAGGTGCTACTAAAGAAGGTACTTCTAATCCTGTTGCTGTACTGTAGTATTTTACTTGTAATACAAACCCCATTCTTTTAGTTATAAATGCTCTATCAGCATTACCTAATCCTAATGGTTGTACTTTTCTAATCAATCCTGCTTCAGGACTAATGGTTACTAATATATTTTGTAATTCAGTTGTCATATTTTTAATTATTTAAAATGATGTTAAACCTGTTTGTGATTCTACACAATCTACCTTAGTTACATTAACTCCTCCTAAAGTACCTTGTGCTACTGTTTTTATTGCAAAGAGAGAGCCTGCTGCTGCTGCTCCTGTTATACTTGCAGCATTACTACCAGTAAAAATACAATTTTGTATATTACCTGTTTGAGTTGCTCCTAAAAAGTAACTAAAAGTTAAAGGAATAGTGGCATTTGAACTATGTATATTACTGTTTCTTGCGTTAAAAGTAATATGTATTGCTGAAGCATGACTATTACCTAATATAATACTTCCTTGTCCAGTTACTCTACTATTAGTTAAATTTACTATTTGGTCAATCGCATTGTTATAGTTAGCATTTATAGCAGTAGCAGCAGTAGAAATAATAGTACTATTGTTTATATTATAAGTAATGGAAGTAGCATTAGGGGTAGTTCCACTTATTTCAATGCAAGCCCCAGAGTTATTGATTGTAGAGTTATTAATATTGTACACATTAGTATTAGCTGCAAACTGACCTTCAGTACTTATACAATTATCTAAAGTTAACCTATTAGCTATTTGAGTTCCAGAATTACTTGAAGTACACGCTGTAGATGTTCCAATCCCTCTTATTGTAATATTTTCACAAATTAAAGTACTTCCAAATGAAGCATTAGAGGCAAAGAAAAATATAACTCCTGAATTATTTTCAGATAATACTTGGGAGGTAAGTTTATCCATTCCTGCTATTTTTAAATAACTTCCTGGATTAAGGGTGATAATAGGGGTAGTATCACTCCCTCTAATATACACACTTGGAAATAGAAGTAAATTTAATTTCGCATTAGAAATTACAGTAAGTCTTTCATCATATATTCCTGGAAGTATTACTATAGTATCATCAACTACAGAAGCATTAATGGCAGCTTGAATAGTAGAAAAAGGAATATCTCTACTATATTTACTTATCCCTGCTCTTGTATTTGTAGCTTTGTTACTTAATCTATCTACATAAATTATATTCCCACTTATATAATTACTTGGTGCATTAAATATATTATTATAATTAATACTACTTGCTCCTTGTATTACTAAATCAGGAAATGTAACTGTACCTGTATTACTTAGATTAACCCAACTTGATGTTAATGAAGGGTCATTAGTTGTTAATGTATATATTACTCCTCCTTGATTTACTACTATACCTTCTTGTACTACTATTCCATTTACTGTAGCACCATAAACTAAAGTTAATCTATTAGTCGTAGTTATATAAGAAGTATATTCTTCTGGTATAAAAGCATCTGTACTTCTTTGGTTTAATTCCCATAATATAGTATATAGCTTTTTTATTTCAAAAGTGTTATCTTGTTTTTTACCTACTTCTCTATCTAATATATCAAGAAGTTGTATTACACTTAATCTTGTTTGATAATTCATTTTTAATTAATATTTTGTGTGTTATTTTTCTCCAACAACTTTATTCTTTAAAGAAACCTCTGCTTTTTTATTCTCTATTCTTTCTTTAGTTTCTATCTCTTTATTCTTTAATTTAAGTTCTGCTAATTTAAGTGTAGATTCTATTCCCATCTTTAATCTTTCATTTGACCTCTTTTCTACTTCATTTACATCTGGTATGCCATTAGCATTACTATCTGTCTCTCCTTGGAAACTTAATTGATTAGCTTCTAATTTTATTAACTCTAATTCTTTCTTATATGGAAACTCTGCTTCCATTATACCACCTGCTCTTTGAATATCTAACTCTACTTCAAATTGCTTAAATGCTTGTTGCATTTGTATAGTTTCTTGTTTAGCTGTTTCTTCATCTTTAGCTGTCTGTCTTGCTATTTCAAGTTCTTTATTCTTTAATTCATATAATATTTCTTTGAGCTTACTGCTATTCTTAGCATATACCATTTCTATTAATTTAGCTGGGTCTTGTCCTTGTGAAGCTAAGTCTAATGCTAATTTCCTTGATTCATCTAATCTTTTAGCTTCATCTCTTGACTTAGTTACAAATACTCCATACTCTGAATTAAGATGGTCTATACCATCTACTTCTAAGAAAGCTACTGAATTATCATCTCTGATTACAGTCATACTCTTCCCATTGATATAGGCATATTGTGAGTAATCTAATATACTCTGTAATAGCTTTTCTTCAAAGAACTCAAAATGTGAAAATATAGGTTCTGTAATTACACTTGACTGATATATTTCTGTTTGCATTACTCCTAATCCTTTATCAGTCATATTCTGTGCTAATGAAGAAGGATTAATACCTATCATATCTAACCAAGATTTCTTTATGTATTCTAACATCTGCATAAGCCACATAGCTTCTTCTGCTTGACTTACTGTTGCAGTACCCATTATATTATTTAATGTCTGCCCTTGTAGTGCTGGATTTGACATATCATATAACATAATACCTAAAGATTCAGCAGTGTAAAGGGCTTCTTTAAAATCCCATTCTTCTCTACCTTCTCCTCCAGCTACTGCTTGTATAGGTAGTAATAACATCTTACCTTTAGTCTTCTGTACTGCTTTCTCTAAATGAAACCATAGTACACAAAAGAGTTTTACATAAGGTAATGATAATTGTACTACACTTGTATTAGCTGAATGTAGATTTGAGTATTTTCTACCATAATAATTTAACTTGCCATTCTGCACAGGTAAAGGTCTTATACCTATATGATGTTTTCCAGCTATTTCCCATCCTTCCCATTTCTCTGTTACCCAAGTCCATTCTATAGTCCAACCTTGGTCTTTAAGAAAACTATCTAATTTAAAATCTTCTCCTACTTCCATCTCTTCCATTTCACCTGTAAGAGGATTAGGATAAGTTACTTTACCTATCTTTTTATATACTGTCCATTGGCAATGAATACATTCTATATTTTCATTATAAGACCTATATCTTTCTTGTAAATATTCAGTACCAAAGATAAGAGCAAATCTACTATTGTGATTACCTTCATGCTCTAATTCATCTATCTGCTTATCAGTGAAAGTATATCTAAACTTATCTAAAATCTCTGATGAACTCCAATAATATCTAACACATATCCAATCTTGGTCTTGTAAATATCTATTTTTGAAATCATAACTAATCTTACTCTGACTTACATATAAAGGACTAATAGGTAAAATATTAATTCTATCATCTTCAACATTCATATACATAATAGCTTCTCCTACTATATTCCAATGTCTAAAGCATTCTATTATCTTTTCCTTAAAGTCTTCTTCTCTTATGATTACATCTAATATATCTTGTCCTCGGAGAGCCTTGTTATCCTTATAACTTAACAAGAACTCTTTAGTTTTCTTTTCTAACTCTACACCTCCTTGTGCAGCATCTTCATCTTCATTGAATACTTTAAGTAGTTCTTCTTGTGTAAACTTATTAAGCTCTTCTTGTTGCTTAGTAGCAAATTCAGAACTCATATTTTCTACTTGATAATTAAATAATGAGAGAAGTTCTATCTTCTTACCTTCTAAATACTGTAGTGAAGGATATACTAAATTAAAGTCATCTATCTTAGCAGGTAATTCTTTACCATCACCATAATTAAAAGCATTAGTAACTTGTTTAAACCAGTCAGCAGGTATTCTACCATTAGCTATTTCATATAAAGCAGCAGCATTAATATTCATACCATTGTAAGAAGTAATAGAAGTAGCATGCCATCTGCTTGCAGATATACACCACTTTATCCAATCTTTACAATATGCAAAATCATCTTTTACTTTCTCTCTATATAATACCTTCTTTTCAGGTTTATTTAAACCATTCATTTGTTTTCAATAGTTTATATGGGTTTATATTTATAATCTTGTCATCTTTAATCTCTTCTTTCAAGACAAACATAAGTTGCCTCATAGCACTTATTCTGTCATAGTTTCTCCCTTCTACAAAATTAATCATTTCCTTAATCAATCCTATATCATATAAATTATGTAATCTATATTTATATGTAAGTTTATTTTCATCATTATTTTCAACTTCTTCCATAAGCCAATCTACTAAATAGTTTACACCCCTCTGGTTTTCATCTTCAGTAAAATGATTACCATAACTTGTAGCTACTCTTTTCTTTATACTCTTGTCAAGAATATGTAGAGTTGGTGCTAAATATTGTAAAAGCCTTGGTCTATCTTTAGCATAATCTAATATAATCTTACCACCACCTCTTCTTTCAAAATGTACTTGTTTTACACAATTATAATATTCAGCTATTTCAAATAACAGTCTTGCAAAGTCTTTAGTCTTATCCATTCTACCTACATAGTTAGCTACTATGTTTCCACTAAGGTTATCCTTCTCTACAAGTCTACTATATTGTTTCATCACATATATAGCTCCTACAGAATCAGAATATTCTGATGTATCTTCTGAATAACCATCTACACTGATAGAGTATATAGGTAAAATCACGTCATTTACATTTTTCTTAGGATGTTGTAATATAGCTACACAACCTTTAAGACCACCACTAACATCAGGCTTTATAGGATATTGTAATACAGGTTTAGCATTAGTTTCTCTCTTAAAGTAAAGTTTACCTTCATTACTTCTATGAAACCAACCATAATCCCATAAACCTTTCATACCTTTTTCATTCTCTATAAAGTGTAACTGCATCTCTAATTCTTTAGTAGGAAATTTATCTTTACCTCTTTTCTGTAATGCTTCTTCTGGTATAATAGGATATTCTTGTATCCTTTGGTCTAAGTTAGTATCACTATTACTATCTTTCTGTATTTTAAACCTATCAGCCATTATATAGAGAAATGCTTCTAAAGTATCTATATTACCATCTTCATCTGTAAAGTTAGGAGCATAATAATAAGCAGGAGCAAAGAATCCACAATCTTCATTATAGTTTTGTGAACTCCATTTATTCTTAAATACCTTTTGATTGAATCCTTTAGGATTATAAAACATTGATTTAAGCCCTTCTAAGTCTTCAGCTTTATGAGTACCCCCTGTACCCCATACTACTATAGTTCCATAGACAGTACCATCTATTTCTTCTACAGAAGGTCTTGCACTATTGTATGCTTTTATAAGATTAGGGAAAGAACCCCCTTCTTCAAAACCAATAAGCATACCTCTACTACCTTTAGTATCATCAGGAGAGTTTATAATTCTTCCTATTATTTCTCCTCCTGTTCTTTTATCTTTTCCATTAAGAACCTTATCACCAGCTACCTTATGTAATACACCGTCAGTAATTCTATTATGATGAAACATTCTATCAGTATTTCTATTAAGGAATCCTAAATGGTCATTCACTTTAGTAAATACACCATCACCTAAAAGTTTCTTTTCATCTCTTGCAAAGAAGAAATTCTTATCTTTAGATAATGTATAATTACAAGATGCTATACTTGCAAGCATTTCAGAAGCTCCTAATCCTCTGGCTTTTAGTAATGAGAGATGTTCTCCAGATGCTACAGCTTCTTCATAAGCCCAAAAGAAGTTATATTGTAAAGGTTCAAATCTTGGAAATCCCCAATCCCTACCTTTATTCTTTTTAGACTTATCCTTAGCCATTATATTCTTATAGTTCAGAAAGAAATAATGATAGCCTGTAATACTTAATTCATATTCAGTACCTTCATTGATAGTATATCCTTCTTTACATCTTCTTACTTCTTCTTCAGCAAATTCAACATATCTTTTACTACCAAATAAATATTCACAATATTTACCTGTACTTTCTTTCTTAATAGCTGCTTCTCTTAATAGATGAGTATTCTTAAATACTGAAGGTGTAGGTTGTGAATGATATAAACTACTCTCCATAGGAGTATAAGAAGAAAGCAGCTTAGTAGCTGCTTCTTCATTAACCCATAGCTGATAATGTTTTAACCTATCTACTATATGTTCATTTAATTCCATATTATGATAAAAATCCTTTTTGCTGTGTTCCTTTTAATCCTGTACCTTCTTCCATATCTGCATTATATCTTGCTTCTAATTCTACTAAAGTATTAATTAGTGCTGGACTTTTATTAATATTATCCATAGTACTTTTAATCATAGATTGAATACTTCCTATTTCTTCAATACTAATCTCTTCTGAATCTATATGTTTCTTTAGTTCTTTTACTATCTTATTATTCATATCAATAATAACATATAAAGTTTCTCTTGAAGATTCTAAAGCAGATGATACAGGAGTTCTTATTAATCTTGTGTATAAATCTATTTGTTTTTTATATTCCTTTATCTCTTCTTCTGTAATCTTACTCTGATATACAGCCTCTTCTTCTCTTTCTTCTTTACTCCATTTAGCTAAGTTAGGAGAACTGTAATTGAGATATAGATAAGTAAGTAACTTATGAAGTTTACTTTTGGTAATATTCTTAAACTCTTTATATGCAAATATTTCATTGCTATAACTTATACCTTCTTCTGTTAATGTAATTAGTTTAGTCATTTTCTAAATCTATTTGTTTTATTAAATGTCCTATATTCTTTTTTAATATAATAGCAGTATTCTTCCTATATACTACCATTACATAATCTTCATCATCTGTAGGAGTAATCTTAGGTCTATATTTCTTTATATTCTTTATCTTCATTTCCTTTACCTGTTCTCTATTATTTATAGCCCATATCCTAAATGGTTTAACTATAAACTTACCAAGGTATTGTACTCTGAAAGCATTAGTATCATAAGTCTTAATATGACTGTCAAGTCTTTTACTTACAGCTTCTAATATAAGATTTACTTCTCTCTCCTTTACATTAGTCTTTTCAACTATTTCCTTTACTACTTTATTATTTATTATCATTATCTATTATCTTAAATTTCATACCTTCATAATAGAAACATCCATTTATAAATTCTACAAATTGAGAAGAGTGTATCATTCTTCTTGTATACTCTTCTACAAATCTTCTTGTAATATACAGATTACTTTTATCTTCTAAGAATTTAGCATTAGCTAATTCAATATAATCATTTATTATATTTATTACATTGCAATTATATGTGGTGTTTTATCTTCTACTACTATTACTGTCTCTACCCAAGTTTCTGTACTTTCTTTAGCATAATCACTTGCATAAGTATATTTATTAAAACATATGCCTGTCTGTACTGCCCATATCTTCTGACTTAAATATTGAATATAAGTAGAAGAATGTCTATGCCCTTGTACTACAGGCATACCTATTTTACCTGCCATAGCTTTAGCTTCCATTGCTTCTCCATGGACATAATATACTCCATTATATACTAAGCTCTTCTTTATATCCCAATTAACTCCCAATACTTCATTAAATCCTTTTAACCATTGTTTACTTAATTTAGCTTCAGCAAACTTTCTTTGTGGTATGCAATTACCTGAAAAACAAGTTTTACCATCTACTCTTGTTATAAAATTACCAGAAGGCATTGTTAAACAATAGAAATCTTTATCATATATCTTCTTATGTCTTTCAATACTATACTTTGTACCATTAATATTATAAGGTAATATACTACAAACATATTGTAATTTTCCATTAGCAAATCCTGTAGTATTTTCTTTTGGTTGCCATTTAAACTTATAACCATTAGTAACACAGATTTCTTGCATTATATCAACATCACTTTTATTAATTGTGTTCCAACTAATATTATTGATATTCTTATGACCATCAGTATAACTTAATTCTTCAATTACTAATTCAACTTGTCTTCTTGATAAATTTCTAAACCAAGTAGGAAACCCTTTTACATTATCTAACAGAGTAAATATCTGTCTTGCTATATCTCCATATAATCTAATGTAGTAAGGTTGTAATTTATTCAATTCTCCTTTCTTACAAAGTTTCAAAGTATAGTTATAATTACCTTTTTCTAATAGTTCAGTAAGTCTTTGTATCTTTCTTTCTTTACTTAATTTAAACTGTACTACTCTTTTCTTAGATTTAGCATTATACTTTTCATAATTAACTAATGTAGCATCTGTTATTACTTGTACTAATAATCTTAATATCTCATCTGTAATATCATATTCTATATTACCCTTACTACTACATTCTATAAAGTATTTTAAATCATCAGTGGTAATATCTTTAGCTTTCTTCTTTATTAATTCTCCATTATGTGATAATAAGCAGTCATGATTAGGAGTAACTATCTGTTTAGAATAAGGAGTTTCTATTTCATACCATTCATCACTTTTAGTATGAATTAAATGTGTAGGATTTTCATAGTTAATTCCATTACTCTCAACAGCTACTTTATCTTCTAAAGTTACTTCTGTAATATTCTTCCAACCATTATCTGTAAGTACTTCAGTATCAGCACTATAGCAATCGTGGTTACCCATTACCCAAGTAGCTTCAGGAAAATAAGAGTACCATTTCTTTATCTGTAACTTCACTAAATCTAATTCCTGTCCAGCACTTAATTCATCTGGGTTAGCTGTATGAAATGATGAATAATGATTATCTACAATATCTCCTATAAATATAACTTTACCACATTTATATTTCTCTTTCATTTTAACACAATGCTGTAAATGTTGGTCTGTAGAAAAAGGTAGATGAAGGTCTGGTATAACCAATACATTGTTAGGTAATTTAATCATATTGTTTTTATTACAAATATAATCATTAGTTCCTGTTACATTATACCCTGACTTCTGTAGTGCTTCTATCATAGGCTCTGTATATATCTCATCATCAGGTAAATAAGTATCATTTGTGTAATAGTTATTATTTACAACTTCACTATTTCTTAACTTACCTACTTGTTTTCTTAACTTCTCTATATCTCTATGTAGTCCATTTGGTAATATTTCTCTTGCTATATTAGTATTACTTCTATTAGGATTTGTGAAGAGTTCTTTAATTATTCTTTCTTTCATAATTTATTAATTTCTATTATATTTTATATTTTTAGGATGATTAAATAAATACATGCAGTTTTTAAGTTTATCTTCTAAATCTGTATGCCAATATTCAAGGTTATCTCCTGAATACTCTATTTCCATATAACCATCTTCATTATAAGATACAGAATCTTTGTGTATTCTTACTCCATATAATTTAAAATCATAGTGTCTAATTAAAAACCATTCTATTATTGGTTTAGGGATATATATTCTTATTATTTCCATATCTCTTTTAATGTTTTTATTACTTTCTTACAATCTTTAGTTATATTAATCTCTGTAGAACCATTATAAATATGTAATATATAAGCATTTCTTACAGGTTTCTTATAATACATTTCTGCAAATATACTATATATTCCTAATTGAATACAATATTCACTATAAGAACTTGCAGGTAAATAATTAAATGGAATTTTAAGTTTATTATTCATATAACATTTATGCAAATCTTTCTCATTAGTCTTCCAATCATAAATGTCAAAACAGTTCTTATACTCAATAATTAAATCAGTTTGTCCTGCTAACTTTAGATTATGATTATACAGTATATCTTCTACATATTTAGTTCCTCTCTTCTTTAGAATCTTATCTAAATAGTCAAAAGGTATTTCTGGATGACTAATTACAGTACCATTTAATAAATAATCTTCTATCCCTTTATGAATAAAAGTACCTCTTATTTTACTTCTTTCATTATTCAATCTCCAGTATTCTACTACTTCTTCATAAGTCATATTAAGATTCTTCATAGTCTTAGCAGTATTAGTACTGTTAGCTACAAATTTATCTTTATAGTTTTCTATCCATTTAGTAACAGACTTATATTTAGTATTCTCTTCTGTATTAGTATAAGTATGTAACTCTTCATTGAATAATATAGTACCTTTAGTTTTATTTGTCATTTGTTACTATATTTAAAAACCCACATAATTTCTTTAATTCTGATTTATTCTTTATTCTATATAAACTACCTAATAGTTCAATATTATACCCATAGGTTTCATCATCATAATATTTTCCCCAACTTGCATCACTATCTTTACTAAATATATCAGGATAAGGAGAAGTATCTTGTCCTAAATCAATAATTTTAAGTTTCCAACCTAAACTTTCAATATCTTCTTTATCAAGATATTTTACTCTTATTACATTAGCTGCTATCATAGCATTAATTCTTCCATCAGAGAAATTATGAAATTGCCAAGTTCTTTTTTCCCATTCTAAATACAATAATTCATATTCAAAACCAATATGAAATTCTTCTTTTTCTGGAGTGTAATATTTATCTGTCATGTTAATCATTTGTTAAAAATGTTAAATAATTTGGAAATGTGGTCAGAAATGCTTATTTTTGCCCTTATGGGTAATAAGGCAAGAAGGTTACTTCTGCTCTAATTTATAGAATTAATGTTTATATTTTTAGCAGATGTTAAAATATTTAACTGAATTAATAGTTTTTTCAATTCTGATTTATTTTTTATAATTCCTTGAAATAAATATTCACAAGTATCCATTAACCCATTTACATATAATACAATTTTTTGTATGTCTAATAATTTAGTATCTGTATTATAATCAAACTCATAAATTAACTCATCAGTTATTTTCATTTGTAAATTTAATTCTACATCATTTCCTTTTAATTGCTTTCTATTTAGTAATTCTTCCATATCTTCTTTATCAAGATATTTTACTCTTATCCCTCCCGCATCTATTTCTTCTTCTATATCTATAAAAGAGTTCCAACCCCAATTTCCTGTTATATTTGTATGTTTAAATTCAGAATTTAAATGGTGTCTACATTCAAATTCAAACCCAACATAGAACTCTTCTATTTCAGGTACATAATAGTTATTTATTTTCTAATTATATTGCAAATGTAGAAACTATTTATATAGTATCCTAATTATTAACAAGTTATGAAAAAATAATATTATATATGTATAGATTTATGAATTTAATTAGTGAAATATGTGTAGAAAAATAACCCCCCTATAAAAATTATATATTATTTTTTGTGATGTGTATTTCTATGTTGTCTAAGTAGCCAGTCAAAGACACCCCCATTAGTTTTAGGGGTAATGATGCCCCCACTAAATTTTAATCCAATGAAACTTAAATTAATTAAGTCCAAAGACAAAGGTAATTTCATTCTCATCAATGCTGCTGATGAAAAAATTTTTGCTGTTATCAATGGTAGCTTGCACAAGCCTACTACTGTTGCAGCAGCAATGGTTGTGTTGAGAACTGAAGATAAAATCACAGAAGGCAACAGGGGAGTAATCCTTTGTGGTTTTGATGGTGCATTAGATGTTGCCGATGTTGATGATAATGACATTCAAGTTGTTACCAAAAGAGCTTCTGTTGAAGGCAATATGTCTGTTACTTGTGAGTGCTAAGGCTCACAAGGTAAAGGGTAGAAATACCCTTTATATATTCTTCTTAGTTTTTTAACATAATTTCTAAATTTTATAACAATGTTTATACGTGAATTTAAAGGATATTCTTTCAATGACTACACAGTAGAAGGAAACCTTGTGGTATTATTTCTTTTTGGACAACAAGTATATTCTGCTGACTACAAGTCATTTAAAGACTGGCAGTTAAAATCCTTAAAGTAATATTGAATAGTATTAGCTATATAAGTTAAGGCTATTTTCTTTTTGTTATATTTCTATAAAATTAACAATTAATACTCATAGAAATATAGAGTGTAAGCCCTTAAATGAGATAAATTTGAGTTAGGAATGAAATAAAGTTGGAATATACTTTAAATTAATTTGTTTTAGTAGTTTAGAATAGGTTGTCTTAAATGATGTAATTACCCTAACGCACTAAAAACAATATCCTGAAACTCAAATGAAAGCAGCAAGTTGGATACTTGCTTGAACTATGTAGAAATACTATATAGTTTGAACTAAGAGATAATAACATAAACTCTTAGACTATGGATAAATTAATCACCACGGCTTGCAGTTGATAACTGTATTGTGCAGACCATAGAAATATGGTAACATTAAATAGCAGTTCCTGAACTCCTCATAAAGAGTTAATCACAATAGTATAGTGAGGGGTGGTATAAAAGAGGTTCAATTCCTTTATCTGCTACCATAGAATTATGCAATCTTGAAATCCTGCAAAACAGGTGTGCGTATATAATATAACAAATATCAACTTGTTATATTTGAGTAAGGAGTAATTGTAGCTTTGCTGAAAACATAAAGCTCGCTGAATTTAAGCTACAATTAATGCTATTCTCCGAAAGAATAAAGGGTAATGCCTTTAGGATGTTACATCATAATAACATCAAAAATATATGTTGATGCTGCTTACAGACCAGTTATAGTCTGTTATTTTTATTGAATTTTTAACTCTTAATTTTTACCCAAATGAAAGTTTACTTCGTGGTTTATTTGTACAAAGGTACTATTGCTCACACAACAGTTGAAGCTGCTTGTAGAGCTGATGTTATTGACATTATCAAAGCTGATGATGTCCAAGTATTCATTCAAAGTATTACTGTTGTTGAGGTTAAATGAATCTCATTAGTAGTGCATACTGACAAATCAATTATTATTCACTTAAAGCCTTCTATTTAGGAGGCTTTATTTACCTTAAATAATTAGATATGGGATTCTTACAAGACTGTAGAAATACAGAGCAAGGTGTAGTTACCAAGAAATTAAACTAAACTTTAAAATTTTATGAAAAATTCATTTTTAGTATCTGATGTTATTACATTAATGTTTGCACAAGAGTTAGGAGTTACTGATAATACAGACCTAATAAGAGCAAATATTCTTGGTATGGAAATAGAAAGAAATGACCACACCATTGAAAGTATCAAAAAAACTTCTGCTTATATGGGCTGCCATTATGATATTCCATTTAATGATGATTTTCTTCAATCTTTACTTGACAAAAAGAAAGAATTAATCACCCCTATTAATGAAAAGTATTCTCCATTTAGCACAAAACAAGAAAGAGCAGATAAGCAAGTAGATTTTGATTTGTTGAAAGTAACTATTGAAGAAGCAAAAGAGATTTTAAAAGACAGTATAGAATCAGAAGATACTATGAAACTTAAAAATTTCATTTTATTCTTTGACTGTTTAAAAAACAGTAGTTCATTTGCCCACTTAGCTCACAAAAAACTAAACCAATAAGATTATGGTCATAATGTCAAATTTCAAACCTTTGTCAATCACTAACAAAGGTATGCTTATGTTGAAGCATAAAAATAGTGAACAAGTTGTATTTATCAATAAGAAAGATGCTAAGTATTATTTTGCATCTTCTGAAAACCATACTTGGTATGCTACAAGATGTACTTGGATTACTGATAATGGTGGTAATGCTGAAATCACAGTGTTAAAACCACTTGAAAATGTAATTGAACTTTAAACAAATAAAATTATGAAATATTTTAAAGTAGGTATGTCTGTATGGTGTGCAATTTATGGTGAAGGAGTTGTAAAAGATATTGATGATAACCCACCTTATAATGTTGTAGTCTTACTAAAAGATGGTGAGTATATATACTGCACACCAGAAGGAAGATTATATTATGATAGCAATATCACATTATCTACAAAACCTCTTCAGCCTATTGTCAATGAACCATTAATTGAGTTCAATCTTACATTTGCAGAAGCTATGGAAGCTGTTGCTGATGGAAAGAAAGCTCAATATGCGTTATGGGGGAAAAATATTTTTGTTGTTTACAATAAAACAGAAAGTTCTTATTTTCAACTTAACAGTGATATGGAAAATAACATTGGGAAGTTTACTGTTAGAATTGATGAAGTAGTACAAAAACAATGAAAATAAAAAACAACTTTCTATTTTTTGGTCTTGAAATAAATCAAGAAACAAAAGAAAAACTTGATGAAAGAATTAGTAGAAATCTTGAAAAAGAACTATATTCTCTTAATCATCCTTTTGAAGAAATTACTCGTTGTGATGTAACTTTTTGGGGAATGTCTGTAAGTGGAGGTAAAATTTATACAGGATTTCCACAAGGAGCTTATGATTCTGAAGAACAAGCTAACTTAGCATTATCTCTTTGGAAAGTTAACCCAGAGTTAGATTATAAAGAATTGTACTTTATGTCTAAATTTATTTTACAAGGATTACAATAGGTTGAAATACCTGCTCTTAATTGAGCAAAATACTCTATAATAGCTAATACCTTTACGTGGTATAGAGTGCTTACGAAATTTAGCTGAAAACAATTTTTAAACTTTAAAATTAATAAAACAATGAACAATTTAATCAAAGTCGTAGAAAAATTCTTTTTCCTTATTTTAGCTATTATCATTATACTTGCATTTATTGCAGTATCTGTTAATGCCCAAACAAAAAATGCAGAGTTTAATGCTTTCACTATTAATAATGGTGGTGATTATACTCTTGTAGGTAATATCAAAGGCATGAATAAAATCAATGCTGAAAGAGGCACTAACTATGCTAACTATTGGGAAATGTTTGAGGCTTATAAGAAAGCACAAGTCATTAAAACTCCATTGCAACAGTATATGGGTATTAGAAAGTATGATAACCAAGTAAAATCTATCTTTGATATACCAGCATCAAGAGTAAATAATGTAGCTAAAATTTCTTTTATAAATACTATTTCCTTTTCTCTTATCATCAAACCTTTGACTTTCAAGAAAAAAGTAATTACCTTTGGTGATACTCTTATCTTAGGTAAGTCTAAATTTGCTCCTAACATTGTTATTAATAAAGATATTTTACTTTCTGACGAGGAAGTATTATCTGAATTAAAACAAGGTAAATGGAAGAGAATTAAGAAATATACTTACATCAGAGTAATGTCTAAACCTGATTGGAGTGTTAATACTGAAAGTAACCACACACCTAAAAGATCACAAAAAGAAAGAAGTATTTGGGAAGTATGTGATAGGAAAAAAGGGGATGGTTTAACTTTCTTTGGTATTGTAATAGTCTTATTAATCTATTTTGGAGGTAAAACCAAAGATAAGAGACTTCAATTAATAGAACAAGAAAATGCTGAATATGAAAGAGAAGTTATATTAGCTCAAATAGAAGAACAGAAATATCAGCTATCTTTGTATAACAATGAAATTCAAGAAGGGCAATGGTATTATGAATCTGATGATATAAAGAAATAATAAAAATATAATGTAAAGGATACAGGATAATCCTAAAAAGCTACATACACTGTAGTAACCCTGTCTTGTGATTGTACTATAAGTAAAAGACGTGCATAAAATCCAACCTAAGTGTGAGAAATAGGCAATGGTAATACTGTAAAAAGTAAGGGTTATTAGCCCACAATTTTTAAACTTTAAATAATACAACAATGAAATTTAGACTAAAAAGAGCCTCTAATCAGGATAACAGAACTCCTCATCCTAAAGCTGTTTTAGAGTATGTAGATTGTGTTGAAATAAGACTTGAAAAAAGAATCCCTGAATTATGGTATACAGAAGGTTATAACCATAGTTCTTATGTTAATGAATTTGGTCATACTATATTATATAGAACAGTAAATAATCTTTGCTGGACTATTGAGATAAATGATATTTCAGAAGTATTTGAATTACATCATTCTGTTGTTGTAGACAAAATGAAAAAATATGATTTTAAATTGCCTACTATTACAATTTATGATGATTATTTAGAATAAAATTATGACATACTACAGAATAAGCTATAAATACAGAAATATCTACATCCCTATAAGATATATTACTGTAGTAGATGATTTTGAATGTGCTATATATCGGTATAATTTTGTGATAAATTGTAACAATATGATATTTTTAGAAAAAGATTTTTAAACTCTAAACATAAAACTATGATTATATATGCTGTAATGAAAAATACCCAAGCTAATGATTCAGATTGTTGGGCATATTGGGTAGAAGAAGAACAATTAAGATTATTTTCTAATTCCATTTCTGCTAATAATTTCATAAAAGATGAGTTAGCAAGATTAAGTCAAAAAGAAAAAAATGAAATAAAAGCAAATCTTATTTGGGAAAATAAAGCGTATTTTTCTGTTGATAGAAATGGGAAAAATCCTATTTTATGGGAATTACTTTTTGTAAAAGAAATAGAAATTTACGATTAAACTTAATACATCTATGACAAAACAAGACATTTTGCAAGAGGTTGCTACAAGTAAGTGGCAACCTGATGTAGATTTAAAAGAATTTACACCAAATAATCCTATATTCAATATGATAGGTAAACCATTACTTAACTATTATGACCTTATCATCATTGATGAATGTAGTATGTTAAATGATAAACTATTAGAATACATTGAACAAATTAGTAATACTAAAATCTTATTTGTAGGTGATAGTTCACAATTAAAACCTGTAAATCAAGAAAATGTTAGTAAATGTTTTAGTTTCTCTAAGTCAGCATTATCTACTATTATGCGAACTAAAGAATCTGAAATATTAGAAATATCTCAATTAGTAAGAGAAAATAAATTCAATATTCAAGATTTCAAACATTTGTGTATATCAGGTATGGATGATATTACTACAGACAGTAAAATATTAGTGTTAGTATATGGAATAAGTTAATGAAACAGAAAATAAATCCTACAAAGTAATAGAATGGTTAAAATGGCAAGAATTAAATGTAACTGATAGACATCCTGATAGTTTAACAGGTAAAGAAATAGAAGAAATTTATAAACTTTTAATATTAAACAAATGAATAACTTTGAAGATTTTAAACAAGAGCATTGGACTACAAAAGAAAAAAATGAAATTAAAATTAAAGATTTAACAATAAACCATTTAGGAAATATTGTTAATATGCTTAAAAGGAAATTTAATTCTACCCCAAGCCCATTAGACTGTTATCCTTGTGGCTTACAAGGAGATATGGCACAATATTCTGTTGAAGAAGCATGGGATAATGATGTAGATAGATATTTTGAATTAAAAGAGAAAATTGCATTATTTGAACAATATTATAAATTTAAACAAAATGAAAACAATTAAACTTTATTTATGGTATGCTTATATGACTATTATGTTTATATTTGTAGCATTACCTTTGTTAGCAATATTTACATTTTTTAGAACTGTAAAGCATATAGTAGAAGTAGCTTGGGTAGTAAGTGAAGAAATATTTAATAAAATACATTAAACAAACAATAAAATGAAAAAAATGTCAGTTTATAAATGGTATCATTATCTAATAGCCGTAATGTTAGTAATGATTATGTGGTCTTGTGAAGGAGATATATCACCTGAAAGTAATGGTGTTACATTTAGAGAAGAAGCAGCTATTGTGCTATATCCTACAGGTTATTATTCTTGGGTAGAAAACTCATTTGAATTTGATGCCTGTAATTTTAATAACAATAACTGTATTCTTGAAAGAGTAGTTAAACATTCTGGTAAGAATATGGGGAATCTTAATTTACTTATCAGAATTGATAAAACTGATAGTTATAGTAGTAATGTTACAGGGAAGTATGAGACAGGCGTTAATATGACTAATGGTCATATTAACTACTATAAGTTATACAGGAATGATGTCTTGATAATTGATGTAAAGAATGTCAAAGATGCTTACTATACAGAAATATTAAAATAACAAAATGAATTTATTTAAAAAGAAACCAGAAGTTAATATCACTGATATAGAAGTATTTAGTGATTTACCTGAAGAGCATAAAAGATATGTCTTACAGGAATGTGTGAAGCCAATTACCAATGAAATAACTCTAAGTAGTGTAATATACCATTGCTTGAATAATCTCAAAGGTAAGACTACAGTACTTAATGAAATCATAAAGCAAGCTACCATTAAGAAAACATTGAAGTAATATGATAATGAGTGGTAATAAAAAACAAAGTACATTATACACTTATATTAATGGTAAAAAAATATTTATACATGCTACATCAGAAACCAGTGAATTTGCTTATGATGAATTTAAACATCTATTTGAGTATATAGGACAACACATAGTTCTAAGAGATGAAGGTGAAATATTGTATAGTAAACCGTTATACTGTTTTGTAAAAAAGAAATAATATGGAAAAAGTATATGTAGTAAGTTATTATTCAAATTATCAAAATCAGAAGTATTATACACCATATAAAAAAGCATTTCTATCAAGAGAAAAAGTTATTGAATTTCTTATAAGTAAACTTGATGAGGAAATGAAATCATCAGGGTATTGGATAGAATGGAAAGATGAAGATATAAAAGACATTAATAACAATTTATCTCTTAATCTTAGATATGGTTATGGTAATTACAGGTATGTAACAGAAGAAATATCATTGGTAGAGTTTAATTAGATATTAGTATAGTTAGATAAGTGTCCTTTATCTTAGAAAAGGAACATTCAAAATTAAATAAAAAAACAAATGTATAACGCAATTTTAAAAAGCATTTCAAAAAGCAAAGTAAAAACTTATGATTCAGGTAACAGACCAGAAATTCAAGATTCATTAAAGAAAGGTAATGCAAGTATTCAAATTATTCAAGAAATAACTACTACAAGTTATTATCCTACTAAACAAATGAATAACAACTTTACCAACATTAGTTTTGGTCAAGAAGTTAATGAGCAAAATGAGTATTTCTCTTCAGAAAAGAGAGTTACTTGGGTAGATGTAAACAGAGATAATTTTCCAGGTAAATCAGATTCTGAAATATTGGCTTTATTTCAACAATATTTGCAATCTAAACCAGAGGCTTGTATTTACAAGATTTTGAGTACAGAACCTATTTTGACAGATAATCAAAAGAAAGGTATAGCTGCTGGTTTAACTACTTTAGAAGCTATTGCTAAAAAACAATTAGTATGTTATGGTGAAAAAGATACAAATGCTGGTAGTCCTATCTTGTGGAATGGTCTTAAACAATATAAATCTACTTACTTTAGTGAAACAGCTAAAGAAGACCAAAATTTAAGAGTTGTTAAGTCTTATGACACAGTAGAAACTAAAATTACAGTATTGACAGAACCTGTTAATTTAGAATTTGAGAAAACAGAAATACCATTTTAGTAATTAGTTAGTAATGATAGGGTAGTATTAATACTACCCTTTTTTATTTTATAAACTTTAAACAATTAAACAATGAAAAAAATAGCTTATAATGCTTGTTATGGAGGATTTAGTCTTTCTTTAGAAGCACAGAAAATGTATGCTGAATTAAAAGGTGTAAAATTATACTTTTATGAGCAAACAGAATTTAGTTGGAAAGAAGGAAAAGATAAATATAGAAAAACTAAAGATTTAGAAAAATCATCTTTTTCAGTAGATGCTTCTATAAAAGATTTAGGTGATGAAATAGAAGGTATTCCAAAAGAATATTATGCTTACTATGCAAGACCTGAAGATAGAAAAGACCCTG